CCTTAATTTTTATAAAATGAGTTGAAATGGGGGGGTAGTTCAAAAAAACTGTGGATAAGTCCGCTTAAAAAAGGTAGCATTGAGGCCATGAACAAATTACCGCCCGAATTGCACGTTGTCCAAGGTTCGAAAGGAATGAACCAAGGCGTTAGCTTGCCTGAGTCAGTCAAAGCCCGAATCCCCAAGGCCGAATGGTTAGATGACCCCGAAACTTGGGACAGAAATAAATTTATTACCGAAACCTCTGAGTTTTTATACAAAGTGTATGGCATTGGTAATGACCAAGATAAGCATACGTTGGCATATCTTGCAGAACAAATTGACACTTATATTGAGTGCAAAAAAGCGTTGGCTAAGTCCGGAGTCATTGCGCGATTTAACAATGGCAAGACGGTTGGCCCAAACCCGTATTTAACGGTACGGCAAAATACCCTAAAAACAATAATACAGCTTATGAACGAATTAGGCTTAACCCCGAGAGGCAGATTAAATAGCGGTAAGGCTGAAGCTGATAGCCCCGTTTCTAGGTTCTTAAAAGGTCCAAAAGGATGAAGTGGGAAGATGGCGTTATATATGCGCAACAAGTCGCAAAGGGTGAAATTAACGTTTGCCGCAATGTTAGATTGGCATGCCAAAGGTTTCTGAACCACCTAGAAGATAAAGAATGGGCGTGGTATTTTGACCCCGATTATCCGGCCCATGTGCTTGATTTTACGGCGGCGTTAAAACATACAAAAGGTCCGCAAGCGGGCGACCCAGTAGTTTTAGAACCATTTCAGATTTTGCTGATTTGCGCTATTTACGGGTTTCGCAATAAAAAGAACCATGAAAAAAGAATGGTGTCTGACGTTATTGTGTTTATTCCGCGAAAGGCGGGTAAGTCAACTATAACGGCGGTTTTGGCACTTTACGAGTTGCTGTGCGGTGAGGCGGGTGCGGAGGTCTTTACCCTTGCTACAAATCGGGAACAGGCTTCTATTGTGTTTGATGCCGCCCGTGGTTTTATTGAAAATATGCCAAGCGATTTAGCTTCTCTTTTTAATTTGAGCAAGTATCAAATTTCAAAGTCAGGAGACAGTCAGTCAATGTTTAAGGCGTTATCCCGCGACACAAAGAAGTCAGGTGACGGTAAAAACCCAAGCTGTGCTATTGTTGACGAAGCGGCGCAAATTACAGATAGAAACGCAATTGAAGTTCTGCACTCGGGTATGGTTGCCCGACAAAACCCGTTGCGCATTTATATTACGACTGCAAGTTTTACCAAGGAGACAAAATTCTATGAAGACTTGTCAATGCTTGAAAACATCTTGCATGGCAATCAACCGGACAACCCAAGATGGTTTGGCCTACTGTATGGGCTTGACCCGCAAGACGATTGGCGCGACCCTGCAACGTGGTCAAAAGCCAATCCTATGCATGGAATCAGTATTTTTGAAGAAGCCATACAAGCGCGGGCCGAAGAAGCCAAGCACAAACCTTCTGCTTTAAATGAGTTTTTGTGCAAAACCCTGAACATTTATGTTAGTGCTAACTCCGCATGGGTGGACCAAGCATATTGGGATGACCCGCAAGCCCGCATACTACCGGCCCGCGATGAGCCTGAAGCTGTATTTATTGGGTTTGACTTAGCGGCAACCCGTGACTTAAATGCCGTATGTACTCTTAAAAGATACGCGGACAATGATTACGAGGCTGAGTTTAAATTCTTTTTGCCGGAGGAGGGTTTTGAGTTAGTTCCAAAACATTACCAACAAATTTTTATACAAGCCCAACGGTCAGGAATACTGCATTTGACCCAAGGCAACGTTATGGATGACAGAGAAATCAGCGATTACATTGGACAACAAGCCGAAAAATATAACTTGAAAGAAATAGGCTATGACGCATACAATGCGGCAAGTTTGGTTGCTAGATTGCATGAAAACGGGATGCCGGTCAAAAAAGTTGGGCAGGGAATGTCGGTTTTAAGCAACCCTTCGAAGCACGTTGAGAAAATGATAATGCAGTACCAAATCAAGCATGATGGCAATCCTTTTGTCAGTTGGCAACTTGGAAACTGCGAAGTTTATGAAGATGTAAATGGAAACGTCAAAGTTCGAAAGAATGAAAGCGATACAAGTGCCAAAGTTGATGGTATTATTTCGTTAATTATTGCAATGCATTGTTCTTTGGACAATCCGGCGGTAAGTGGGTTTGGATTCAGGGCTTTTTGAGGAAAAAACATGGACTTTCGAGGCATACCGGACATTTTTAAGCCAAAAGCGAAGAAAACTGACGAGTCAAACACGCTTTTCGGACAAACTGCGCTAGGCAATAACGTTATTTACCAAGGCCAAAATAACAGGCCAACGGTAAGTACACAAATACTTTACGTTACAACTTCAAGTTCTACAACTGCCGGAAGGCCGGTTGATACATCGTTATTGTCTCGAAATAGCACGGTAATGACTTGCGTTGGCGTTAAGGCGCGAGCAATTTCACAGCTTCCTATTCGAATTATGGCAAAAGGCAAAGACGGGGAACTTGTCGATGCTTTGCTTGATGAATCGGTTGGCCCGCGTGACAAAAACAAAGCACGGGCAGTTTTAAACTTGCTTCAACAACCAAATAACTTCCAAAGTCAGTACGAATTTTGGTATCAATGGATGATGTGGCATGAAATGCTAGGTGAAGCGTTTACGCTTTGGTTTAGAGCAGACCAACAAAATCCTACGCAAACGCCGCTAGAAATGTATATCTTGGACAGCACATTAATTGCTGTAACCATTAATGAGATGCGTTATCCAAGCTACAGATTGTCCACACCGTCTTACGGTTTTAACAAAGATGAGCCGCTAAATTACTGGCAAGTAATGCATTGCAAAGATATGGCATGGCAAGGTTCTGCGGGTTTTAACAAGGGTATGCTTGCCGCCGAATTGGTTGGGCTTGACCAAGATATAGATATTTACGCAAACTACGTCATGCTAAATGGCGCAAAGCCATCCGGCGTATTTAGGACTGAGCAAGTTATACCGAACAGCAAGTTTGAAGAAATTGCCGCCCGATTGAAAGAGGCGTGGTCAAGTATGGTTGGCAGTCAACAAACTGATAAGTCAAAACCCGGTCAATCTATTTTGCTTGACCAAGGCATGACTTACGAAGCCGTGCAAATGCTTACTTTGCAAGACACCGACCTTGCAAATTTAAAAGAGCAAACAATGAAGCGTATTTGTTCTTTGTACGGTGTGCCGGCGGCTATGGCGGGAATTACCGATTCCAAATACAATAATACTCAAACAATGTTAGATGAGTTTTATAAGACTACGATGTATCCCATCCTAGTCAACGTACAACAAAAATTAAAAGCGCAATTATTTAATGGTTACCCTAATTTATGTGTGCAGTTTGAAACAAACGACTTTTTAAAGGGTGCGGCATTAGACCAAATGAATTTTGCGACTGCCGGAGTAAATGCGGGGATTATGACTCCCAACGAAGCCCGCGAATATTTGGGCATGGTTAGTATAGAAAATGGCGATAAACTAAAAGAGAATACGGGTAAAACTGAACCAATTTCGGGTTCAAGTCCTACAGATACCGGCGGCGGGGGCGGTAGTCAAACCCGAAAAATGAATATAGGAAAATAAGTTGTCCCTGATTTTCAAATCGGTGGTAGCATATTTGGCAACGTACAAGCCTAATGGCGAACCACCGGTAAAACGGGGTAGGCCACCAAAAATAATACAGGATATTGACCGTACTAAAGTCGATGAGGTAATTCATGATACAAAACCTGACAATGGTTTGCGAAGCGAAATTAGTCCCCGAAAAGCAAGGCACAAAAATGCCAACGGGAAAAATCGAAGCACAAGTTACGACATGGGGCGCACGTGAAGGTGCAGATGGTAGAAAATTTAACTACCAACCTGAAGGCTTCATGGATTGGGCAGAATCATTTGCCGAATCAGGCAAACCGTTGCCAATGTTTGTTAATCATTCAAGCGATGCCATTCCCGTAGGAGAATGGAACAGTTTTGAATTTACAGATGCCGGCATGAGTGCCGAAGGCCGTTTGTTTTTAAATACAACTGCCGGCAATGACCTATACAAAGTTATGCAAGAAAGCCCGACAATGTTTGGCGGCGTATCGGTTGGTGCATACGCTGAAAGCTACAAAATGGTTGACGCTGAAGGCAATCAAGTTGAAGACTCCAATTCCGATGATGGTTATTTTCAAATTACTAAGGGTGGATTGCGCGAAGTTAGCGTAGTTATGTACCCAAACAATGAAGAAGCTTGCGTAAGCAAATTAGAATATTTTCTGTCCGATGGAACGGCAGATTTGCGAGTTTTGGAACAAGCCTTGCGAGATGCGGGGGTTTCAAATCGGAACGCGGTCACAGCCGCTTCCGTTTTCAAGAAAGTGCTAGAACAGCGAGACGCTGAAAAAGCAACACTTGAAGATGCGCCGATTCAGAGAGAGTCTGAAGCGGAAGTGACCGAGACAGCAATTTTGCAAGCCTTAGAGCAACGCGAATTGTTGAAATTGTTAGATAAAAGACTGAAAGGTTAATCATGTCCCAAGTAATTATTGAGAAGTTGGATGCAATCGAAGCTAAACAAGCCGAAAGCATTACCGCCGTTGAAGCAAAAATCCCTGCCGCAATTGAAGCTGTAAAAGCTGAGATGCAAGAGATGGTCGCCGCTTTGGAAGCCAAAGTAGCTACTGTTTCCGCACCCGCAATTCACAAAGAAGTTGCCAAGTCAATTCGCACAGACGTTAACCGTAGCGTTCGTGAGCAATTGAAACAAATGTATTCCGGTAAATCTACATTTGAAAAAGAACTGCAAATCTTTGCAGATGAGTCACAGATGGCGGCATATATGTCCGAGTCTTCGCAACTGACTGCCGGCGGTAATAACAAGGGTGGCCGTACTGGTTACGACCCCGTGTTTACTGCTTTGCGTTTGGCAAATCCTTTGCGCGGCATTACTCGTACCGTTGCAACCGATGGTTCAAGCTATCAGTTCCGCGTAAAAACGGGCAATGCAGGCGTTCAATGGGGCTACGGCATCCAAAACAACGGCGATTCAACAACCATTGATACGGCAATTTGGCAATTGGTTCTGAAAGACATTAACGTTCAGTTCCCAATTCGTACAGCCGCTTTGGATGATATTGACGGTTTAGAAGCCAATGTGGTGGATGACATGCTCATGGAATTCGCACAGGCAGAAGCACTTTCGATGATTCAAAATAATGACCAATCCGGTAGCGGTACATCTGTATCAACAGGCGGCGCAGATGGTTTGCGTGGACTTGACCAATACCCAATTTTGGGTGGTGGTGCTTATTCCGCCGGTAATACTACAGCCGCCGCTTATGGTACAAGCGGAACAGCATCTACAACTGGTTTGCATTATTTGGCAACTTATGACCAAATTACAACCAATGCAAATACGGTTGGTGCAAATAACATTTCTTACGATGACGTAATTAATCTTGTTTATGCTTTGCCGCAACAATATTGGACTCCGGACGCTAAGTTTATGATTAATCCAATTTTGTTAAATGGTTTGCGTAACCTTAAAGATGACAATGGTGCACCCATTTGGAATCGTAACGAAGGTTTGGTTGCTGACGGTATTGTTGGTCAGTTGTTGGGCTTTGATGTAGTGGTTAACAAATACGTTGATACTCCTTCACAAACTACAGCGGGTTCAGCCGGTACAACTAGCTTGTACCCAATGTATTTCTGCGATTGGACACGCTTCCATACAACAATTGACAGACTCAATATGTTGATGCGTAGGTACGACCAAACGTTGCCCGGATACATTACATTCTTCGGCGAAAAACGTTTGGCAACAAGCGTTCGTGACCCCTTCTCAGGTGTGCGTTACCGTTCAACCGCTACCGCAACCTAAAGAGCAGTTGCCGCAAAGAGAAATCTTTATGGTGATTTTGCCGGAGGCTTCGGCCTCCGGCTTTTTAGATTAGATACAGGAATTACTATGTCAACCAATGAAAAAATCCTGAGTGCTTTGCGCGAGGCGTATACCGAAGGTAAAGCGGTTACGATTAATTTGAATGAGGCTTCCGCACTTACTGGTTCAGGTTTGAACATTGGCGGGCGCACAATTTTTGATGACGCATTTGCGGCATTACGTTTAGCAAACCCATTCCGGTCTGCGGCCCGCGAAATTACAGTAGCCGGTTCGCAAGCATCGTTTACTGCAAAAGTTGGTAATGCTACAAATCCGGATAATCCTTGGGGTTACGAATTTACCCCTAATTTGGGTACGCCAAACGTTGATACCGTATTTTGGCAACTTCCCGTTCGCGTTTTAGTTGCTCAATTGCCGGTTCGGACCGCAGTTTTAAGTGACGTTAATAATTTGCAAGAAACACTTGCGGAAGACCTTGCTTTGGAGTTTTCGCAACTAGAAGCCGAGTCAATGGTTTTAAATGATGACCAAGCCGGTACAAGTACAACAACAACGGGCGGTTCAGAAGGTTTGCGCGGATTAGATATGTATTTAGGTGGTTCTGAAGCCGCTTACGGTACAAGTGGAACTGCAATCACTTGCGGTATCCATACAATCAAACGCGTATATTTTACGGGCACAGGCGGTTCAACGCCTACATACGACAATATGGTTGACGCAATGAATTCATTGCCTTCTGCATATTTTGCATTGCCCGGAACTTCTTGGCACATGACTCCGGATGTGATTTTAACTTTGCGTCAATTAAAAGATTCGCAAGGTATGCCAATGTTTATTGAGGCCGGTGACAAAGACGGTGCGGCAGTTGGTAACATTTTTGGATTCCCCGTAATCTCGAATCCTTACCTGAGTAGCGCAAATCCAATTTATTTGGCAAACTGGCCTCAGTTCTTGACAATTGGCGACACAGAAACAATGACTATTCGGGCTTACGAACAAACGCAACCCGGATTTATTACAATGTTTGCTGAAAAGCGTATGGTCAGTACAATTCGCAATCCGTTTGCGGGCGTAAGAATGTCGGTTGATTAAAAGGGGCAGACATGACCGTTGTGCAAGATGGATATCCGAATTATGGTTCGCCTACGCGTAACCCGTTTAACTACGAGAAATTCATACAGATTGCCCGCGACAATGTAACCCCGTGGTTAACTAAGCAACAAATTGCCGAGCAGATCAATTTGGTTGATGACGAAAGTCAAGATGCTTACCTTGGTGCGCTTGAATTAGCTGTTCGGCAAGCGGTTGAGGATTATTTGGGAATGTCAATTTTCCCAACTAAATACCGAGTTTGGTATAACGCTTCAAGTTTGTACGGAACGCCGTTAACTTTAGATTTGCCGGCGGTTAGTCAGAATTTTTATTCCGACCAACCCGGAGTTACGGTTAATGCGGTCAAATACTGGACAGATGCTACGCCGCCGGTTTTGGTGGTGGTTGACCCGACTACGTATTACTACGACCCTTCCGGCAATAAAATTGTTTTGCAAAGTCTGCCAAGCAATCTAAATACGGGAATGACTTCACCGGTTTACGCTGATTACACAACTTCGGCAGACCCAATTGCAAGCTATCCGGTTATACAGCAAGCCGGATTGTTGTTGTTTACACATTTGTATAACAACCGGTCAAATACGACAGAAGTAGCCCAAAAAGATATACCGTTTGGGTTTTCGACATTGTTACGGGCTTACAAACCTTTGGTGATGTAATGGCAATTAAGCGGTACGAAAATGTTATTGTAAACAATCTGACCTTCACAAAAGACGGTTTCGGAGAGCAAAGCACAACCCAAACTGCATGGTTTACAACCCGTGGATTGATTAGTGAAGTAGCAAACAGTTTAAAGATTTCGGACAAATACAGGGTTTACCAAGACCTTGTAAATTTTGATTTAAATTTTACGCCAAACACAAAAGAGATTGCAGATAATACTCATGCGTATTCTTTTCATTATCGAAACCATGATTGGCGAATAACAGATGCGCGAGAAGCAAACGACCGTATGTCAATTAAGTTTCTCTGTTACAGAACCGACCCAATTACGGCAGTCTAATGGCAATCAATAATCCGGTCACAATTGGCGAAGCAATTCAGTATCAACTGAATTCTATTGTTTCGCCTGTACCAGTTTATGCTACGTTCAACCGTAATTTTGCAACAGAACCAAATTTTATTACGTGGCAAGTTAGAGATATTCACCAACCGGTTTACACGGGGCAAGCGCAAACCAATATAGGTATAGATACGCCAACATTTCAGATTTCTGTTTTTACGCAGAAAATTGAAGACGGGTTTGATTTTTCTAACGAAATATTGCAAGCATTGCATGGATATTCCGGCATTTTTGGCAATCCGGCAAGCGGCGGGTTTTTTATTGCCAAAGCAGATGTAATGTGGCTTTACAACAGTTACGACAACGAGGACAATCTAGCTTCGGTGTTTTTAGATTGCACCTTGTATATACCAACCTGACAAGACAAGATTTTTTCAATTCTTTTCTAAGGAAATAAAAATGGCTCTCATTAATAAAGTTCTTCCCGGTTATGTTGCAACTCTTTGGTGTCAAGATGACGAAACTCCAGTTCCATTGACTGATACTCAATTGGAAACGTGGACATCACAAGTTGCCACAATTATTGGCACAACTGCCGGCGGTACTGGCACAGCCGGTATTCTTGTACCTGTAGAGGTTATTCCTCCATTTGGTGCTGACGATGCGGTTGCCGCTTACTCAGTTGCCGGTGCGCGTACTGGTGCAAAAATTACGACACAAAACCAAGTGACTTCACTTGCGGTTACTGCCGCATGGAATCCTGCCGATACAGCACAATTGCTGATTCGTGAAGATGGTTATAGTGGCTCAATCATTCGCACTTATGTTGTTGCTGTTTACGATGGCTCAAATACAGTTGCGTATGCTTTTAATGCTCGCGTAGGCGGCATGACTTGGGATATGAATACAAACGCTGAAGGTAAGTTCAACTTTACGTTGCACCCCGTAGGCGGTAATTCATACGGTTGGTCAACCAACACATAATTGGTAACCAAGCCCTTCGCCTAATTAGGCGGGGGGTTTTTTAATATAAGAGAAAAAATGATACAACACGAAGTTAAAAACAGCGATGATTTATTAGCCTTTTTTGTCCATGAAGCAGAAAAAGGTAATAAACAATGGTTCGGTTGGTTGCAACAGAAGATGACCGGTATTACATTGATTCATCAGATTGCCGCCCGTCATGCAGACAAAATGTCTCCGGATGAAATAGTTGATTACGTCAATAGACTTAATAGTTCTATTTTTAACCGCATGATTAAACCGGGTTCAATGCCATGACTATTGCAACAAAATTCGGAAATAGCTACGAACAAATTCGAGCCGCATCCCGATTCAAAACAATTACCGTAAACTTAAACGATGTGCCGTTTGAGTTAAAAGTGCGCATTCCGGTCAAACGTGAATTGGAAGAATTGCAGAAATCAATCACAAATCCGGATGAGCAAGTAATACAAAAGATTTACGATGACTTGACCAAGCCGTTAAAAGACAGCATTGCAGACGCGGGCGAAGGTTTTTTAGATGCTTTAAATGCCAAAGAAGAACAAATCAGAGTTACAGAAAATGACTATTTTGTTGGCGGTCATTCAGTCAAACACGTTGCTACATTGACTGCCGTATGGCAACGACAAGTTGAGGGTTATTTTAATTTGTTGCAATCCGCAACCGGCGAGCCAATAAACGAAACGTTTGACGAAATATCAGAAGAATTTCCCGAATCTGTAATCCGAGAAATTGTTGCCAAAATTGACGAAACAATTAAGCCCAATTATCGGGAAACGAAAAAAAACTAAGAAGGTCATTACGGGCACAAGTTCGGGCCGCAATGATCTACAACGGGCACACACCGGACACAGTTGATGCAATAGACGAAGAAACGTTTACTGAAATCTGCGTTTTGTTCCATGATGGAATAGTAGGCGGGCGCGGAGTTTATGATGCGCTGACCCCGTTGACTACGGCGGTTTTTAATTACATAAGAAAACCCGAATCTCCGGCTTATAAATCTACACAGATTTTCCCTTGGGTGGTAGAGTACGATGAAAATCCTGACCAAGAGTATGACAAAGCGCAAGCCGGTTTAATGGCATTTATGTCCCAAGCACCCGGATTTATAAAGGAGAGATTCAATGGCGGTACAAATCCAATACAAGGTTGAAGGCTTTGCGGAGTTGATGAACCAACTGAATTCTTTTAAAGAAGAAATTGGCAAGCAAAAGACCGACCGTATTTGGCGAAACCTTGTAAAAAAGTCTGCCGAACCTATTCTTCAGGCAGTAAAAGCCGGTGCGCCAAAAGACACAGAACAGCTAGCAGACAGAATCTACATGAAGGTTAGAAGGCCAAGGCGACAAGATAAAACAGGCAAGTTTTACGCGGGCGAAGAATATTTTGCACGTATTTTGGCAAGCCCGTTACGCGATGAATCTCGCAAACATTTAATCCTGACCAAGCGCAAAAAGAAAAATGGCGATGCTATTTTTACAACTGTATGGCGCGGAAAAAAACCAGTTGCCGTTTCGCAAGAGTTTGGTAACGCCCGTGTACCGGCGACATTCTTTATGCGAAATGGTTTAAAACGTGCGCAACGTCAATCAGTTGATACGATGGTTGCATTACTTAAAATTGAAATTGCCGAGTTAAGCCGCAAGCGTAATCGGGCGGCATCCGCAAGGGGTTAAGAATGGCAGATATAGCATCGCTTTCCGTAAAGCTAGGACTTGTTACCGTTGAATGGGATAGCAAAGTCGAGGGCGCAAAAAAGCAAGCTGTAGAGTTACAGAAGGCATTTGACCGATTGGGCGGCGGTGTAAAAATATTAGCTGACCATTGGAGGCAATTTGGAGGCGTACTTGGTGCGGTAAGTTTTGCAACAATCATTCAGCAAACATTTGAGTTTACTGACCAAATTACCGACCTTGCAAAAGCATTTGATATTACCGTTTCAGAAACTTTGGCATTTAGAGATGCTTTGGTTTCTGCCGGTGCAAAAGCTGACGGTGCTGAAAAGATTATGTCAACCTTGTTTAGCAAGATTGATGAAGGTCGGCAAGGAAATGATGCGGTTGTTGCTCAGTTTGAAAAGCTAGGCATAACGTTTTCTGACCTAAAAGAGTTAAGTCCTTATGATGCAATCATTCAGGTATCAAAAGGCTTTGAAAATTTAAACGACACTTTTGAACGCACAAAAGCAATTAAAGAGTTTTTTGGTAAGCAAGGAATTGGTTTATCTATTGCAGATATTAACGATGCGCTTGCACAAGGCACAAGCAAAAATGATAAATACGCTGATGCTATTGAAAAAGTTGGGCAAGTAAGTGATAACGTTAAGCGAAGTCTTGAAAATTTAAAAATTGCTTTAGCCGGATTAATGGGTCAGTTTGCATTGCCCGGCGGCGTTGTTAGTGCAGAAAAGTTTACGCAAATTCTTTCAGCATTAGCGGCGGGCGGTATTGCATTAGGTATTGCAAAGATTGCCGTAGCGTTTGTTGAATTAACCCGAGCCATACTTGCGGCCCGCACGGCGGCGGCTTTATTTAATTTGACTGCCGGCGGCGCAAGCCCAATTGGTATTGCTATTAAGTTACTTGCGGCGGGCGCGGCGGCAATTGTTTATTTTAAAGGCGACCCAACGGCGGGCGGTAAAGAATCATTTGCAGACCAATTAAATGCTAGCAATGAAAAAGACAAAGACATTTTTGCTACAGCAACCGGCGGCGCAACAAATGACCCCGTAAAGCAATCTGCAGAAGAAGAAATTAACTTTACAAAAGCGGCAAAAGCAAAGCAAGCGCAAGTTAATTTAACAAGGGCATTGCTTTCACTTGACAGAGAACGTGCAAAATTAGCAGATGATTTTTTAAACAAAGATGATTTAAGCAATCAATATAGAAATATTGAGTTAGGACAACGAGAAAAAATATTACAAATAAATGCGAAGTTGGCTCAAGAATTGTCAGTTATGGATGGCGAGAAAAGTGCCGGTTTAATTTTACAAACAAAAGAATTAGCCGCCGCCGAAATTGGCAGAGCAAATCAAGAAGCCGGAGACAAAAAACGGTTAGCACGTTTGCAGTACGAGCATGCATTAAAAATGAAACAGATGGAGTCGGAAAACGATTACCTTCGGACACTTAATTTACAAGGCGCAGATAACGACCAACAAACCGCCGCGCAAATGGCAGAAGCAGAAGATATGCGCATTAGGGCAAGATTTGATTTATCAAACCAAGTTAAAGAAACTGTACGATTAGCAGACGTTGAAAATCAACGACAAAAATTTGGTCAAACTTTATTAATGCAAGACCAACGTTCTGCAGACTTAGCACTTGAACGATACGATTTAGAATTAAAAATTGGCGACTACAAACGTGAAGCAATGAAAAGGGGCGAGACAAATCCCGCAGTATTGCAAGCAATGGAAGATGATTTGCGGCGAGTTGGCAATGAAGCCATTAGATTAAAGCAAGCAAATATTGATGCACAGCGCACGTTTGAATACGGTTGGGCACAGGCGTACCATTCATTTATTGATAACGCAAACAATGCCGCCCAAACTGCCCGCGATACTTTTAATGTTTTTACAGGCAATATTGGTGCGGCAATTGACAATTTTGTAAGA